AATTAGGCTTGCAGCGGCAAAGGAACTTCTGGACAGGGGTTATGGCAAGCCGTTACAGCAGACCGAGATTATGGGCAAAGACGGACAGGCATTGGAACTTAATTCCAGCGTGAGTATTCGATTTGTCTAATATCGAGTTTCCCAAGATATTAAAGCCGTTATTTAACCCGAACCGATATAAGGTTTTATACGGTGGGAGAGGTGGTGCTAAATCATGGGGCGTTGCCAGAGCGTTAATTGTATTAGCGGCGGCAAAACCATTACGGGTTTTGTGCGCTCGGGAGTTTCAAAACTCAATTGATGAGTCAGTCCATAAACTATTATCTGACCAGATTGACGCAATGGGGTTTAGCGCTCATTACGAAATACTTAAAACCTCAATTAAATGTATTAACGGCTCCGAGTTTATATTCGAGGGCGTTAGAAATAACATTAAGTCCATTAAGTCTATTGAAGGCGTGGACATATGTTGGGTTGAGGAAGCGCAGTCTGTTACCAAAAACTCATGGGACGTTCTGATTCCGACTATCCGCAAGGACGGGTCTGAGATATGGATTACGTTTAACCCTGAGCTTGAAGAAGACGAAACTTACGAGCGTTTCGTTCAGAAGCCACCAGAGGGCGCCTGGGTGCAGAAGGTGGGCTACGATGACAACCCGTGGTTCCCGCAGGTTCTACGTGATGAGATGGAGGAGACGCGCAAGCGTTCCGAGTCCGACTACCGGCACATATGGCTAGGCGAGTGCAAGCAGATACTTGAAGGTGCGTATTACGCCGAGTATCTGAAGAAGGCAGAGGAAGAGGGGCGTATCGGTGTTGTGCCGATTGACCCGCTGCTAAGAACCAACGTGGCCTTTGACCTTGGCATCTCTGATGACACTGCAATGGTGTTCTGGCAACAGTCGCCAGGCGGACAGATTCGGGTCATTGATTACTACGAACACAGGGGCGTGGGCTTGGAGCATTACGTTCGGGTGCTAGAGGAAAAGAAGGCGCAGTACGGTCTGATATACGGCGAGTACGTGTTCCCCCATGACGTTCAGGTAAGGGAACTTGGGACGGGCAAAAGCCGGTACGAGATGCTGCAAGGCTTTGGCATACACCCAACGGTTGCGCCCATGTTGCCAGTAGCCGATGGTATAAACGCTGTGCGTAAGTACTTGCCTGCCATGTGGATAGACAAAGACCGTTGCGCCCAATTCATTCATAGCATGAGGCGTTATCGACGGGAGTTTGACGAGAAGCGCAACGTGTTTTACGAAAAACCGTTACATGATGCCCATTCGCACGCCTGTCTAGATGGAGATTCTTTGGTCAAGACGTTGCGCGGTGAGATACCAATACGCGACGTTGTTGTGGGCGATTACGCATGGACACCTGCGGGGTATGCACTGGTGTCTGCAAGTGGCGCAACCAAAGTGGCGACAGAAATGATAGAGGTGTCTTTGTCTAACGGGCAGATTCTATTGTGTACCCCAGAGCATAAGATATTCACAACGAGAGGTGTTGTTGTGGCGGATTCATTGCGATACAATGATGGTGTCATAACCCAAAAGGATGCACCATGCTTGTTGTCACAGAAGATCAGATTTGCGGGTTATCGGGACGCGTATATCGAGAGTTTCAAGGGGAACGCTATTGGTTTTGGTCTAAGCGAAACCTTTACGCCTCGCAAACTGGTGGGCGACTTCGCTTGCTTCATCAAGAGATATACCGAGCGATTCACGGCGATTTGCCGCGCAATGTACGACCAGTGGACGGAAACCTTTGCAACACCGACCCCGATAACTGGAAGGTTTACCGAGTTGTCGCAGAACGAAAGCACTCTGTTCAAGAGGTGGACGGAATACGCTTTTACTACAAACCAGAAGGGTATTACAAAGCCGATTACGCAAAATACGGTGGCATCACAATGCACCGTTACGTTTGGCAAAAGCACCACGGAGAAATACCCAAAGGTTTTCACATCCATCACAAAGACGGAAACAAGGCTAACAACGACATATCAAACCTTGAATTGCTGTCTGCAAAAGAGCATTTGTCTCACCACGCAGAAGAAAGCGAGTGGGTCGGCAGTAGAGCAAATGCTGAACAACTTAAGTCTGCTGGCGAAAAGGCCAAAGAGTGGCATTCTTCACCGGAAGGGCTTGCTTGGCACAGCGAAAATGGAAAACGCGCATGGGAAAACAGGCCGTGGTTTCCTAGAAACTGCGATGAATGCAGCAGGGAATACTTTACGCCGTATCCGGACAGGTCAAAGTTCTGCCATCAAAATTGTAAAGCTCAGGCGCTTAGAAGGCGCAGAGGCTTCACGGTTGGTGTACGACCTGACAGTAGAAAAACACCATTGTTATCTGGCAAACGGGTTTCTGGTAAGTAATTCCGACAGCGCACGTTATATGTGCATCAGCATCAAAGAACACGTCTCTAGCAACCCAATAAAGCGGTCACTCAAAGGCATTGTGTAACGCCTTGATTCCCCTTACAATCGTGAAAACTTAACGGGTGCGCGTCATGGCGAAACTGGACAACGAAGAACTGCGGGCAATAGTCGGCGCTGAGATTGACAGCGCCATTTACTTCGTTGATGAGGAACTGAGCGGCATCAGGGCACTCGCCACCAGGTATTACCAAGGCGACCTGCCTGATGTGGAGTCAGAAGATGGTCGCTCACGCATGGTCAGCCGTGACGTTCGTGACGTTGTGCAGTCCATGCTGCCGTCCATCATGCGTGTGTTCTTCTCGTCCGACCGTGTGGTTGAGTTCGCCCCCACTGGCCCCGAGGACGAGCAGATTGCCGACCAAGCCACCGATTACGTGCAGCACGTTGTGCTCGGTGCTGACAATGATTTCTTTTCTACCTTTTACGCTGTCGCTAAAGACGCGCTGATTACCAAAGTCGGCTTTGTGAAGGCGTGGTGGGATGAGAAGGAAAGAACCAGCACACAGCGGTACACCGGCCTCGATCAAGACATGCTCATGTTGCTGTCTCAGGAGCCTGACACTGAGATTGAGGTGACGAATACCACGTTCACCGAGCAAGCCGCTACAGACCCCGCTACGGGTCTGCAAACGGTCATCCAAGTTCCCGCCTACGAAGCCACCATCACTCGGAAGTTGCGAGAGGGCAAAGTCGCTGTCCGTGAAGTTCCTCCCGAAGAAGTCTTGGTTGCTCGTCGTGACACCCGTTTGGGTGAGTCCTTCGTGGCGCACCGTCGGCTTATGACCGTCAGCGACTTGGTGGCAATGGGCTATGACCGCGAGGAAGTGGAGAGTCATACCACCGCCGAGAGTCTGGACGATAACGAGTTGTACCTTGCTCGGACGGACTATCGTCGCTATGACGGCGCGGAAGCCACGATCAACGATGCGATGAAGCAAGCCCTCTACGTTGAGGCTTACGCTTATGTAGACCGCAACAATGACGGCATTGCCGAACTGTTGAAGGTCTGCACGATTGGCAGCGGTTATCACATCCTGTCTGTGGAGGAAGTTGATGACCACCCCTTCGTCGCTTTCACAGTAGACCCTGAGCCGCATCTGAACGCAGTGGAAGCCACCAGCATCGCCGATGACCTGCTTGACATTCAGCGGGTGAAGTCAGTGGTGTGGCGTAACTCGCTTGACGCACTGGCACAAGCCATCAACCCTCGCATGGGTATCGTTGAGGGGCAGGTGAACGTCGACGACGTTTTGAATAACGAAGTCGGCGCGGTCATCCGCATGAAGAACCCTCAGGCTCTTGTGCCCATTACAAGCCCTGATACGTCTGCCAACGGCCTGCAAATGCTGTCCTACGTGGATAGTGTCAAAGAGGACAGGACAGGCATCAGCAAGGCTTCTATGGGCTTGGATGCGGAAGCCTTGCGTAACACCACCGCCACGGCAGCAAGCGCGCAGGTCACAGCCTCGCAAGCCCGTATTGAGTTGATTACCCGCCATCTGGCGAACGGAATGCAGCAGTTGTTCCGCAAGGTGTTCAAGCTCATTACTGTGAACCAGGATAAGCCCCGCACCATCAAGTTGCGTGGGCAGTGGGCACAAATTGACCCGCGCTATTGGTCTAGCGGCATGGATGTGTCTATCTCTGTCGGTCTTGGCGGTGGCACGACCAATGAGAAGTTCAACGTGTTGGCTGGTGTTGCTCAAAAGCAGGAAATGATCCTGCAACAGTTGGGGCCTCAGAACCCGCTTGTCAGCCTTCCGCAATACGCCAACACGCTCAAGAAGATGATCGAACTGGCAGGCTTTAAGAACGCTGCACAGTTTGTCAACGACTTGCCTGCCGACTTCCAGATGCCTCCGCAAGAGCCACCAGTAGACCCGCAGGCACAGGCAGCGGAGATGCTGGCACAGGTTGAGCGTGAAAAGGCGCAGATGAAGAT